CCACGTTGTAGCAGTAGAGATGCGTGTCATGCTCATCATCGCAGAACAGAATGGCCTCACATCCATCTGGCCCAGACTGGGCCTCATAGACCTCAGCCCGAACAATAGTCAACCCTCTAGGTGTGCTCATAAATCCTCCTCACACACTGTAATGAGTAACAATGGCCCTACGCCCCTCGTGCTCAACGTCAAACGTCTTGCCGATCTCCCACTCCACTGCACCAACAGCAGAGTCAGGATGGGTTACGAACCTCCGATCAATTTGATGACCATCCTCAACGCCACGCAAGACGAAAGAGTATCGGCCATTGTTGATGCGCGAAAAGCGCAACAGCATTCCAGAAAATTTCTGCATAGTTTCTCCTCACTTCAAAGCGGTCAGTGTGACCGATACAGCGCACCACTGGGATGCGCTGAGGCAGGACACTGATTAGGAATAGTCAGGTGTGACGATCTGCTCAAACACGAGCGCCTTGATCACAGCGCTCTGAAGCTCAGAACGAACCTTGTAGGCACTGGCGGGGACACGCTTACGGCCATAGGCATTTGGGTTCTTGATGGATACTCCCCCAAGCTTGAAGGCGTGTTGGAAGTCCATCATCCCGTACTTAGCCTTTGGCTGAAAGCCATCATCGAAGGTGCCTGTAACATAATAGGTACGGCGATTGGGAAGAGTGACAGCCGCATGGAAAGAAGTGAATCCATCAAACGGCTTGATCTCAGTGAGTGTGGTTGGTGCATAGTCAGTCATGATAGTTACCTCATTGGTTTCAAAGCGGTCAGTGTGACCGATCATGAGCCCGAATCAGATCGATTGGGACTCATGGGCAGGACACTGAAAAAGTGCAATTGAACTTTATGCGGCATCCAAAGCGTTGACAACGTCCTCGACTACCTCGATGTCAGCGTCAGCCTTGGCCTTCTTCTCCGCATCACGCTTCAAGTTGGCAAGCTTGTCATAGACGCTTTGAAGCTCATCATCGGACAGAGCGAACAGCTTCTTAGCAAGAGCATCAAGGGGATCAGCGGCATCCAAGCCCTTCACCTTCTTGGTGATCGCGGCCTGAGACACCAGACCCTCATTGTGCATAGTCAGTGCCACGGCACCGAAGTCCTTGCAATCGAGAAGCTCTGGCATGACACGCAGAAGCTTGTTGGTGTTCTCCTTGAACCGCTTGACATTGTGAGTAGCGACACCCGCTTGAGTGAACTGCTCAGTGATTGCAGTCATCACGGCCACAGGAAGGCCCTTCTCCTTACCACGCTTGATGAGCTTGACACCAGATTGAGCGAGGTCAGTGATCAGAAGGTTGTACACCTCCATGATCGCCTCAGTCTTGGCGTTCGCATTATCAGCACGAAGCTTGTTGACCTGACCATCGATCTGATCGATCTGTGAGCAAGCCTTTGAGATAGCATCAGCGGAAGAAAGAACGAATTGTGATTTTGAATTTGCCATTGTGTTGTCTCCTCAGACAGTTGAAATGTTTCGGCCTGTCATGGCCCTAGACCCAGAATGGGTTCATCAGCACACCGACATCAGGTGTGGACATCTCGAGCCCCAACATCACCCGCATTGCATGGATGATGCTCGACCCTTTCCGGCCTCCTCGCGCTTGCCAGTTGACTGGCACATCGTCCGGTAACGATGCTGTCAGAGCGGTCTGTGTGGTGTCAGGTGTGGCCTGATGGCCTGCCTGCTCGCCACTCCCCAGAATAGGGGCGGGCCTGATGGCCCGTGGAGCGAATCCCCAAAAATGGGGTAGAGCGTCCGTGTGGCCCATTATAAACACAGGTAAAAATATATAACAACACCTATCGGCATAAAAAAGTAAAAAAAGTTACAGGGCCCAGAAAGTAAACTGTTCACAGGGCCAAAAAAGTTCAAATGCACCTTTTCAAAAGCCCGAAACAATCAATCCGATCATAGGGACTAACACCATGGAGAGACTACAGGTAGTCGCAGGACAGTCAGTGAAGGGAGGCGTTACTGCCAAGCAGGATGCGTTCGCTCAAGCTGTTGCTGACGGCAAGACTCTCAGCGATGCATACAGAGCATCGTATGAGGCAGATGCCATGAAGGACAGCACTGTCTGGACAGAGGCCAGTAAGCTCATGGATAACCCAAAGGTCTCCGCAAGGGTTGCGTCCATTCAGAAGGCCAGAGAGGACAGGACACTGCATGATCAGACTCGTTTGAGGAGACTGGTTCTTGAGAGGCTTCACGCAGAGGCCATGGACGCTGAGTCGGACAGCGCGAGGATCAGAGCACTGGAGCTATTGGGGAAGAGCATCGCCATGTTCACTGATCGAGTGGAGTCGGATGAGACTGACCGCAGTGTGGGAGAGCTTGAGGGAGAACTGCTCTCGAAACTGGATGACCTGAGTAAGCTCTATGGGGGTGCCCAGTGAGGATCTGGCTGACACCAGAACCCCACCCGTACCCCACCCACCCCGAACGCCGCATGGCCGTGGCGCTACTACACACAATATTCCACACAACCAATCACAGCAATTTGACAGAAGGTTCACTTGCACCTTTTGGACAACATAGTGCCTAAGCCGTAATTTACTATGGATTATCGGACATAATGGTGTCTGGTAAGGGTAGGGTACCCCCTTAAAGAAAAAGCCCCACAGACAGCCTTAAAATCGGTCCGAGGGGCCTTCAGGGGAAATGCCCAAGGAATCATGTATAGGTGATAATTTTTTATATAAATATAGCTTTTTTGCTATAAATGGTCTGCGCGAAAGATGCGGAAGTGGGTTATTGGTGTGCACCCACCTCGTACTCAACCACCTTCACATTACTCACCTTGCCATTGACAGTCCATAGATCTGCCATCTCCTGAGCTTCGTCTCTGGTCGAGAACAGGATGGGTTGTAGTTTTCCTTGGAGGGTTTCGGATTGAATGACATACGTCCACTGGTCTTCACCCCAGTGAACCTTGACTGCGTAGCTCAATGTTATTTACTCCTGAATGGACTGTTTTAATCGTCATGGATATCAGACCATTCGAGGAACATAATCTGCTCTTCTAGCTTATAGATCTTCTTGTACTTTCTGTTCAGGGACGCTTTGAGTAGCTTCATCCAGAGCCTTCTCAGTTTCTTCTTGAGCTTTTCTGATTTCATTCTGGACCCTTTCGTTTTCGAGATAGTCTTCATAGACGCTGAACAACTGCTTGAGTCGAAGATCGGCCATTGTTCTGATTCCGATGACAAGGTTAATTATATCGTCTTCGGATAAGTCTTCGTTGTTCAAGGCCTGCTCGAATGTGCCAAGATCGTCCACGACGTTCCAAACCTTGTGGATCTCCATTTCAAGGTCGTGGTAACTGATAACCTTGAAGTCTTCATTGAAGTGAATGTAGCCGAAATCAGTCAGTTTTTTCATAGTATCTCCCCTATACTAAGCCTAGTGTGAAAGTAAGCCTTCAGACTAAGCCTCCATACTAAACCTTCAGACTAAGCCTAGTATGGAAGTCAGATTATAATGTTTGTTTAAATGGTCGTCAAGTAGTGTGGTACTATTTGTGCATTGCACAATTAAGGAGGCCACCATGCAATTCTTACAGGCACTTGCCAACGAGTACTTCAAGCTTTCCCAAGAGGCTATTTGCAAAACTGCAACTGTTTCCAGTACAAGCATCGTTGCATTTCTAAAAGAAATTGAAGATGCCAAGGAGAGAGTACAGAAAATCGTGGATGAGAACTTAGGCACAACCAAGTAAAAAGGTTCATTTGAACTTTTTATGTGATACACTTTCCATGTATTGCATTCTCCTCCCTCGGTTGCACTACAAGGCCCCCTTCGGGGGGCCGCTTCTAACTAGAAACCTGAAGGCTAGCAATGTCAGATGTAATCAACTTCCCCGGAACCCAGACATTCAACGACATTGACCCAAAAGAAATGGTAAAAAACGCCATGGAAGAGTTTGACTTCGACTCTGTACTACTCATAGGCCGACAAAGATCAAGTATCGACGGCACAGGCATTACACTTTGTACGTCATCTGGGGACACCGCTGAAATTATCTTCCATTTGGAGTTGGCAAAGAAGGCCATTCTGGATGCAACAGAGTGTTGATCTCTCTAAGTACAAAGATTTAATCGCGAAACTACCGCCTGACGAGAAGAGAGAGCTCCTTGCCTTGGTTGACAATATGTCAACCGCCGTCAAACGCGAAAACTCCCGTGTTAACTTTTTGGAATTTGTTAGACATGTCTGGCCCGCCTTCATTGCGGGGCGGCATCACAGGACAATGGCGGATGCTTTCCAGAGAGTGGCGAACGGTGAGCTCAAGCGCCTGATAATCAACATGCCACCACGGCATACAAAGTCAGAGTTCGCCTCATATCTGTTTCCCGCATGGTTCTTGGGCAGATATCCTGAGAAAAAGGTGATTCAAACCGCCCATACAGCAGAACTTGCGGTCGGTTTTGGCCGGAAGGTACGTAATTTATTTGATAATCAGGACTTCAAGTCCGTATTTCCGGATATTACCCTGTCATCAGACTCCAAAGCGGCAGGAAGATGGAGCACATCCAAGGGTGGTGACTACTTTGCGATAGGTGTCGGCGGTGCGGTGACTGGTAAAGGTG